AATCAATAATGGTGTGATCTTTACAGCCAATTGCGTTAGCTTGCTGTACAGCGCATTTTAATTCTTTTATATGTCGCTGTCCGTAGTCAAAGCTAATACAGTATATATCATTATGCCTTTCTGGTATCCAATCATATTTAGCGATGTTGAGTATTACAGAAGAATCTAAACCACCCGATATAGGTACTACACATTTCACCTATACATTATAACAGGAATTACAGAAGAATCAACGCTTAATATAATGGAGGGGGCATTGCTCCACCCATGGGAAGCCCACCAGCAGGGGGTGCAGGAGGCATAGCATATTTGTGCATTCGAGCAGCTTGAGGTGGTATACCACCAACACCTTTAATAGGGCCTGCTTCTGGAGATTCTGCAGTCTCTGGTGCTGCACCTAAGCTATCAGTATCAACACCTTCCATCTCACCCATAACACTAGCTAATACTGGTACTAGTTTGTTGCTCAACACTGAGTCGATTGTTGCAACTGCATTTAGTGACACTTCTTTATGTTCGGTTAACCAGCTCAATATTTTTGTGACTTTATGACATAGAGACATTTCAACTTGCGGCTCTCCATCATCTTCTAAGGGATCCAGCTCATCGATAGCATCAGACGCCGTTTCTTCGGAAGGTCCGGAACGTTCCTCAGAGGCGTCTTCTGCTACGAGAGCCTTCTGTTCGCGAAAAAATTCTGCGAGAAAATCATTTACAGTATAATTTATATCTACTGTCTCCAATTGCAAAAGATTCAACACTTCCTGATCATTGCCAGGTTGTTTTGCAATTGAAGCCATAAAGCTATCTACGGATCCTTTAAGATTGTCTGGAAGGCGAAGAGCAATAATACGTGATAATGATTCTAGGAGATCCCTCTCTACATCCTCACTCTCCTCGCAATACATGCTAGCCGCGATGACAATCTTCTGCCACTCCTCAGTGACAAACTTCCTTAAATGTGACTTGAGATACTGAGTCTCAATATTGCATGTATCTTTATCGTGCGATCCGTATGGCATACCATAATTATTTATGATCCATAGCAGTATCTTTCTTTCAAAACTGCTTCTAAATTAGGTAAAATCTTGTCTTTCCACAAATCTTCGTCGTTTTTCCAATTTTTATAATAGCCTATCTTTGTATCGTCTGGGAGAGTATATGTAGATCCTGTTTGTTTTATGACATCGTGGTTTACTGCCATATCCTTTAAGCCAGAATATTTGTCTAGACCTGTTTTAAAATTTAAATACATTTCTCCTTCAAGAAAAGGTGGTATAAACCTATTCTTTACAGTTAAAGCGCGTAATGTGGCGCCGCTATATTTTTTAGCTTCAGGTAACATTTCATCATCATCATTACTAGAATCTTGCTTTTCACTTCTTGTTGCTAGCTGAACAAGCACACTTGCAAGATATACAGGTCCTTTACCTCCAGATTGATTCTTTACTAATGTTGGAAACATTGAGGCAGGGTCATCATATGTGTGATTAGCGAATAAAATTGTAGTACCAGTCTTTGCAGCTTTATATGTAAGAATTCGCATCATGCTTTTTAAAGCTTTTGCGCGGGTGCCCATATCCATGGCAAATTTTCCCTTTTCAACGTCAGATACTTCCTTATCACCAGCAAGATTGCCTAATGAATCGATTGATATAATAAATTTACCTTGCAGTTTGTTTGTCTCGATGCCATCCAACAAAGAAAATATTTGATTCCTACATTCACCGACGGTATTAACAGGCACATGTTTTGTAAATTCTGGATCTAAACCAACACCCTCTGCAGATCGATCATCAACCGCAATTTCTGAATCAAATATAACTGGTACAAGGCCTTGTTTTTGAGCATGTCCAAGAATTTTATTAATAATATAAGTCTTCCCGGTCATTGACGGGCCAGAGAATCCGGTGATCCGGCCTTTAGGTACACCACCATAGAGACTGCCGGATACGATTGCATTAAGTACCATGCAACCAGTATCCAGCCAGTCGTCTACTTTTGATAGTGAGGTTTCTGATAAAAACGCAGCCTCTGGGTTAAGCTTATCCAGCTTGTCAAAAGCCTTATAGATGTCTTTATCCATCAACCTTTGTCGTCAAACAGTTTAACAACCTTATCGCTATCTTCGTTAGCCGCTTGACTTGGAGTCACAATCCCCTTATCAGGTGGTAGTTCGATAGCTGAGAAGATTCTCGTATGCTGTTCACGGAGTCTATTCTCCACAACCACATCAACTGCGATAGTGATTTGGTTTCTATTAAACAGCCATGTTTGTTCGGTCGTCGTCCCATCTTGGGCGAACTCACGAAACAAATACGGTACTACTTGCACGCCGAATTGGCCAGTGGCCTGGTCAGCGTTAACATAGATGATTGCCGGGTTTACAACAGCCAGCTGGGTATCTGTGCTTTTATCGGTATCTTCATAGCCGTATATTGTACGACCGTTTTGTTCAACGAATACTACGTAGTTTTTATTGCCTTTCACTTGTTTCAAAACACTCATAACTTTAATTATAATAACATATATTCTCTCAAATGCAACCTCTATATTTTAAACAAATCAAATAAATCTGTTCGAACCTGTTTATTAGGGCTTTGTATCTTCCAATCTACAGATTCATAGAACCTTTCAATTACACTAAATATAATTTTTTCAAACATTTTCTCAGTATCTGGTACAAATAGCGCATTAAATTCATTTGGGTAATAGTATTTGTACCCAATGGCATTAATGCCGAAGCTGTTAGGCTGAGTAACATAGAAGTATCGCACCTTATCCCCATTGCTTATTTTTTCATATTGAGATGTTAAGTTCAGCCTGCTTAACATCATATTATAAAAATATGCTGCTTTAGTATGTATAGGCATCCTCTTAACGGTAGAAAAATCATTACACTTTTTAGCATATTTTTGATAGTCCGAAACTCCCATAATGAATGAAATATCTTCAATAGGCAGTTTCATAAAAATGTCATACGTTTCACTCAGAACTTTATTTGTCTCGCTCAGGCTTCTTGTTGATAACATTGTCTCGACAATACGCTTTACATGCGGTTTAACAGGTCCAGGAATTGTAGATCTCACCACTTCAACACCTGTATACTTGTATTTGTTTACCGGGATGCCTTCATCATCTAATACGTGCAATACATACCTCTTTTTCTGTAAGAACATTCCTACATCACATAAACATTCCCTCTTAAAAACAAATCTACTATCTTTTGAATTTAATGCATTTTCGCTCCAGGTCTTAACCCCAACATTTATTACATCTTCAATCTCTTGTACCAGATTGTGTACCTCAGGTGTGATCTTTCCATTCTCCGTGAATGGAATGCTTAAGTTGTCGATAAGAGGTTTTAACGTTATGTATACACTATCGGTATCATTATATAAAACTGTTGTAGTCTCACTATTACCAGTTTTGGTTTCAACAAAGTCGCATAACAGCTGATTTGCTTCTTTAATTAATGATTGCGCTGTGAGTGTAATAGAGCGAGCAATGTCACTGTCACCCATAGGTGAATTTTTATTACCAAAATATCCGTAGACTCTATTAATTAAAATCTTAAGTGTCAGCTGTAAGATGTGTTGCTGCTCTGCTTTAAGTCTTAATTCACTATTTTTTTTATCTTTAGCGAGAGCTCTCTTAATCTTATCCAATTCTGTTTTTATCTTAACACGCTTTTTATATATCTTGTCAACAATTGAAGGAAAGATGCCTTTCTTCTTTTGAGAAAATAGGACCTTTGCGCGGGAGATTGAGATATCTTCTTTATCAACAAATGCTAGAAACTTCTTTAAAGTTAGAATATGCTCTTTACCATTTACTAATAACAGCTTCACTTCAGTATCTGTCTTTTCAATAATCTTACCTATTTTCGTTTCCGGTGATAGGTTTAATGATATCATCGTGTTGGGATACAAACTGTTTGCATCAAATGATACAATATATTCTTGAAACCCACGGCGAGGCTCACCAACATACGCACCTTCATATCGACTGCTAGCATCTGGTCGAATAAATGTTGGTACTTTGACGCTGGTTGTTTGTCGAGCTTCAATAACCGCAGCTCCTGTTACTACAGCTAACGTTCCTAGAGCATTTTCTAAATTTGTTAACCCAACTGCTGCTAGCATTCGCAACAATTTTAAATATTGTAGCTTTTCTTCGAATTTATGTATTAGTGCTACATCCTGTACGTTATATTCAACGAATTTATCCCAATCATCATCAGCTAAACCGGACAGGTTTGTAGTGCCGATGTCAACTTTCCTCTCGCCCAACTCAATATTAGCTATATGATCCAGCTTATATGACTCTCTTAGACCTTGAGAAAAGCTTTTATACAGTTCTATATAATCAAGAATAGATACACCAGCGATATGTCGTCGGATCATCTCTCTACCGTATTTACCTACAAAACGTCTAGACTTGACAATACCGACTGGAGATAAACGCTTTGTATCATCTTCACCTAACACCTTCTCTATACGATTGATAATATAAGGCATATCAAAAAATTCGATATTCCATCCAGTGATTACATCTGGATGATCTCGCTCCAAATGTTCTAAGAATTTTACAAGAAGCTCCCTTTCTGACTTACAATAAACATACGTAAGACCATCTTGCTTATAATTGCACCTCTTTGTACCCCATGTGTAATATTTCTCAGAAATTGAGTCGTATAACGTTATGACGTTAATATTATCAGGAGCAATTTCAGGGTTAGGAAAATCGCCCGGACTGTATGTCTCAATATCTATGTATGCAATCTTAAGAGGGTTTGCTGTAAAATTGGAATCGTTAACATTATTACAGAATGTGTCTAATAGAAATTGAGGTTCCGGTTGAATGTTTTCAAATAAACGAGTTATGCCACTCTCTCTGACAAATTTACTCCGTTCATATTGATTTCGAAAGCGAACTCTCTTGAGAGGGGTGTTGTATAGGGATACTCCATCTTTTCCAGTCTTTGATTCAATATACAAATACGGGTTGTATGTTGAATCTATGTGAACTCTATTACCATCTTCATCCCACGTGAACAACCTAACCATTTCATCTTTAGGTAGGTATACGGCATTTCTATATCCAACTAATTCCATCTATATCTTTCCGAGATTATCGGTTAGATGCTTTCTCTTGCCACTTTCCTTAGGAACTGTGTATAGCTCAACATGCTTGTCAGTGTGGTCTTCTAACCACCTAGTTTGTGCATATTTCCAAGCTTGATCTGAGATGCTCATATACCGATCTCTGTTCTTCAAGATATATTTTAACTGATCTACCATTTCATTGCCAGTCTCAAATTTATAAGGTGCATCTCCGTATGTGCACAGATCCTGCGCGACTAGCGGAAGACCGAAGCAGCATGCCTCTACATATTTTAAATCAGATTTAGATTTGTTAAATGTATTATTCTGTAAAGGCGCTATCATTGCATTTGCATTTAATGATTGAAATAGTCTCGGATAGTCCATTAAGTGCTTCCATTCGTGAAATTCTATAGCACCGGATTGGACTAGTGGTTGCAACTGTAACGGGAATGCACCAACAAAAACCCATTGAAAGTCTTTTGTAGTTCGAGCAATAACATCTGCTACATGTTCAAAATCATCTTTTCTATTTACTCTATTCTCAACATCAACATGCGCACCACTACCAGCATAGATAACTCGAGGCTTTTTTCTATTCTTAGAATAATTTTTGCTAATTAGATCTCTATCGTAGAATCTATCCATCCAAAATCTAGGAACATAATTAGGTAGCACTGTAACATTCCTATTACCGGTTTTGTCTGCATAGTATTCTTTCATATACTCACATGTAACAGTAATTTCGTCACACATCCGCATAATTTCCTCACCGCATTTTCGTACTTTAGGGTCTGTAAATGCTACTTTAAATTTATTATAATCAGGTATGTCTTCATGGAACATGATATCATCAATCTCAAACAATAGTTTAAAATTCATTTTATCTGCTAATTCTCTTAAAAATTTCGCAAACTGTAATTGATTCTCTGAAGCTTGTCTTTGAATTCTAACAGCTTTTACACCTTGATAATAGCGAGGATCAAGGCACATACACGTTGAGCCATGCACAACCATCTTCTGATACATGTTAATGAGAAACTCTGGCCAGATCATTCTCCAAAAACCGCAACCACTGTAGTCTGCATAGTAGTTTAAGCCTCTCGGATATGCTGCTTCTGGAGGTGCCACCTGTTTAGGTGACTGACTCTGTACCGGTGCTTGCGGCTGTAGCGGATTACGATTAAATGCGCCAGGATTTGTAAACGGTTGACCGAATTGATTTGGATTAGTCAATAACATACGATTGTTCTTATAATACTAACATATTATTCTGAGTATTCAACTCTTTTTGTGATGCCATTTTCCTTTTGTAAGAAAATAATGTCGTTTGTACCTGCAGTGTTTTTATCACCAGCAGCTTTTACACTTTCTTTTCGATGGCTAATTATCATTACACACTCATCTAATTTCTCAACACGTTCTCTGAGTATATCAATGACCATATTTACACCTTTCTCATCTAAACTCGAATCAAGCAATTCATCATATACACTTATATTGTATGTTACATCGCCTTGAAGTCTGCGAATATCCATGAATGTAAATAGACATGCAAGATCTAAGTTTTTTCTCTCTGCACCACTAAAATTAAAGTATGAGCATTCCTGACCCTTC